ACGAACGGGGTAACGGAACAATGTTTTGAAGATTTTGAATTTATCGTGCGGGATAAGATTTTGAACCCATGCCAAAAAATCGGTCGTGGGTAAACACATTAAGGGCGTTACGTTGGTTTGGGCGTGAAATTTAATGCGGTTTTGGTGTATGACCGCTTTATTTATCGTCGCCTTTTTCCTCGGTTCCGTTATTTCCTTTCTTATGCGTTTTATATCTAATCCCATTTTCTTTGCTAAATTCAAAAGGTGTTTTTTCGGGCAACTGCCAACCGCCATTGTTAGGCATCCGCAACAGGCGTTCGGCGTGGTTAATCTCAAATTCTTCGGTCGTGTTAAGGGTCGGACACTCCAACACGACCTTTGTAACTTTCGCCGTCATTACTTTTATGCGGGTTTCAAATCCGTAAGCGGGTTAAACGCCGGGACAACAATCGCCAAATCGTCCGACCAATTCGGCAAAAACGACCATTGTATTGCGTTGCTGTCCGGGGCTTCCAATCCGCCCAACGTCTTATCGCCGATAAACAACGAACGTATCGGTATCGGGTAATATGTACCGTCTGTACTCCCCTTGATTGCGCCGATTGCGCCGTTTTCGTCGAAAATGAAGATACCCAAATTGTCGCCCCAACTTTCGCATTGCATTTCCTTTAATGCCTTGATAACCTCCTGCGGGGCTTTGCGGATAACTCCGGTAAACGGGGTTGGTTCACGTCCAATAATCTCTTCGACGCCTCCTAACGTTTCGTTACCGCCTCCAAAGGTGCGGGCGGCTCCCGCCTCGGCGGTCGGGGCTTGGATATACGGCGAAACAACTATTTTCGTGCTATCCGCCGCCGATAACAGGGACGTCCATGACGCTAACGCCGTAATCGCTTTTTCACTCGTAAAACTGTTTTTGTTTCCTTCGTCTTTCATAAGACGTTGAAAAGCCACTTTCTGAACCTGTCCGAAACTTTCCGAACACGTAATTGCGGGTACATCGGGCAACGCCTCCCTCGCCGGACATTTACAAATCATACTTCTTTGTTTTTAACGTTAAAAATATTGTTACTTTCTCCGGGGCTGTCCCTTTGCCCCCTCGTTTCGGTTACAAAGTTATAAACTTTTTTCCCGGATAATCTTACATATCTCAAAAATATTGCTAATTGCGTCGTCTTACGCCTCGGTTTGCGTGTGCGTATGGCTGTATATTGCCGTCCGCAATCTCCTTTTCATATATCCCGGTCAATCCGTCCTCCGGGTCGTCGTGCGTATTGGCTCCGAAATTGCGCAAAAATCCGGTTACATGGTCGTAAACGGCTTTGTACCGGGTTTCCCAACCGAACGGCATAATTATATGTTGATTAACCATTGCGGACGCTGTTATTATCCGGCTTTCCTTGTTGCCCCCTTGATAAAACGGGTCGGTAATCGCCCGGACTTTCTTTTTGATAACCTTTTCGTAACCCGCACCACCGTTGTTGCTCTCAACCCACGCTTTTTGCGTCCCGTTCCGGTTAATCATCGCCGGGACGGTTACGGTTGTAACGTCCGTATTTTCGTCCGTCATTTCCATATCTGTAATAAGGGCAAACAATATCGGCTCCATGCGCTTTGTTTTCTCGTTGAAAAACAGATTGTCGGACTTATACACGTCATACGTTGCGGCAAACAACAGGTCGTCGCCCTCGTCGGCAACGTCAATGTATGCGCCGGAACGAATGTACGTGCCGTAATCGGATTTTTCGACCCACGTTTTGAAAGGTTGGTACAATCGACCCTCGGCGGAACCGGGGTTGCCTTGATACAGGCATTGAAATTGCACCGGGTCTAATGCCTTTTGCGCTTCCAACTTTTGCTTACTGTGTCGACTTTCCCATAATGCCGCCCCCGGTTCCCGTGGGTCTATCTCGGTCGGTTCCCCGGTTTTCAACCCCTCAAAGTTTATGCGCACCCACGCCCCCGGCGTTACGTCCTCCAAATCCGCCCAACACTTAACATCAATAATCGTTTCGCCGCTCTTTTCAATGCGCCCTATCAAATCATCGTCGTGCCAACGGGTAAATACAATCAATTCTTGACTATCATTGTGTAAACGGGTGCGTACAACGGTCGTGTACCATTTCCACGCCCCCGCCCGTACTATCGGGCTGTTACCCTCGGCGTAATCTTTATACACGTCGTCCAATATCGAAACGTCCACGGTTTTAGACGTCAGCGAACCGCCACGACCGACGACACGCAACGACCCCTTACGCCCGACCATTTCGATAACATCGGAATTGCGCAAATAGGTATTCGCCATTGTTACGACGTTCGACCCATTTAAGTACGTGCCGGGGAATAATTCACGATACCGGGGCGTGTCGATTATTCGTTGAACGTCCCGGTTAAAATCCCGTGCGATTGTCGCCGCATACGAACCGATACATATTTTGCGGTCGGGGTCTAACCCCAACATAAATGCGGGTAATTTGCGGCTTGACCCCTCCGATTTGCCATGTTGCGGCGGCTGTTGTACAATCATCTTTCGTATTTTGCCATGCGCAAACATATCCAACAGGGTATAATAAACCACGTGGAAAGGCTCTAATACTAAATCCGGTTGCATATACCGGGCAAAGTTGATAAGGCGTTTACGGGCGGCGGCTTTAACAAGCAAATCCGGTTGTTGCCGGATTGCGTCGTACATCTGCAATAATTGTTCGTTGTTCATTGCTTTGCTCCTTTCTCCCATTTAGAACACGCCCGGCGACCTCGGACAATGTAAAATTCGTAATGCGGGCAACGTAAACAAATCGGGTTCCCGTTTAAATCCCGGTGTCTATGGTTGTCCGTTATCCATTCGGAAAAACGGCACGTATCGCAAATCTCGGTTTGCCATTCCGGTTGCTTGGTTCCCGGACGGGGTGCGGTTATTCTCTTTGCCATTATTGCGCCCCTCCTTTCTCCAACAATGCCTTTTGATATTCGGCGGACTGCAATTTATCAGCCAAAGCAAACAACATATCGTCCGGGATTGCCTTAACATCGTACTTTGGTTTATCGTCGTCGGTCGTGGCGTTATATCCGGGTATCTCAATTTTAACGGGTGCATCAAACCCTAACATCTTTGCCCTGCGTTGCTGAATGTTCAAAAGCAAATCCAAAAACCGGGGGTTCCCGGCGGACGTTTCGGTTGCGGTTTCATTGTACCCGTAATATTCCGGGTCGCCGTCCTCGGCATCGGTTTTGATTGGTCGCCCTTTGTTGGTTTTCTCTTTGGTGCGCATCTTTCCGGTTTTCGACGCCTCCCACGCCTCCCATGCTTGTTGCTCCATCTTATCCAATTTGCGCAATTCTTGTGTAACGTATTCGTCGATATTATCCAACCGTTCCCGTTTCCACTCAATAAGGCATTGTTGCAAATCGTAATAAACCATTTGAAAGGTTATTGTATAACCCATTCCACGCGCGGACAAATCCCGGTTCAATGCGTCCGCAATTTCCCGGTACGAATACCCACGCAAAAACAAATCGGAACAAAACCGAATGTCGTAAATTCGTTGTTCCTCGGAACGTTTATTATAGCCTAATGGCTTCTTTCTCTTTTTCATAGTCAAACCTCCTTTGCTGTCAAATCGTACTCCCATACATAGCCGCCCGCCGTTTTATATACTCCTTTACAACATCGGGTAATCGTCATATTTTTTATTCCCGTTTTTCTTTCTGCTTCCCTTATGGATTTATATCGGGCAATTTCGTTTCCGGCTTTTGAACGTTGTATTACAGCTTTAGCAATTTTATTATGTTTGCCGTTATATGTATTATTATACTGATTATCGCACCACTCCAAATTATTGGCATTATTATTAAACTTGTTTTCGTCCTTATGATTTATTTGTTTCCAATTATTTGGATTTGGAATAAATTCCATTGCAACTAATCTATGTACCATTAATGCAGTTAGTTTGCCGGACTTATATAACCTTACCTGCAAATAGCCCTTACCGCTTACTGTTGGCTTTAGCAACTTACTTTTTCCAGTTCTTCCATAATTGAGGCTTTTTACATTACCATAATTGGATATTTGGTAATTCTCAAAACCGGATATATCTTTCCAAACTTCCATATCTTTTTTTTGCAAAGATATAAATGTTTTTCGTTTGCAAGTTATTTGCGGGGAATTTCCATTTTAAGAGGCTTTTGTTATTAACTCAATACTTTTATTGTCTTAATGGTTATCTTTTAACCACGGGAAAAATTTACGGGTTTTCCGGGGCATTGCCAAACCTTTGTTATCTCATGTATATAAACGGCAAAATCCCGGCGTTTGTTTCCGGGACTTTTATGCCTATTGTCCTAATCCGTTTTCGTACCTCCCATTTGAGCAACGAAAATAATGTTGCGTTCCACGGGGGTTGCTGTATTCCGTTCCCCCTTTCATTTCCTTTATTGCCAAACATACCGGGGCGGGCTTTCCTTTTACCGGAAATTCCGGGTTAAAATATCGACACGTTCCGCATATCTTTTCGGGCTTCGATTGTCCGGGGCAATTACTTTTTCCCATTGTTGCCCCCTTTCCTTTTGTTCTTTGCCCGGCGTTTATCCTGTGGGTTCCCTTTCGGCATTTCGACCCGGTGTATTTCTACTTTGAAACCGGGGAACATCTTGCCGAAAAATTCCGCCATTGCTCGCACCTCCTTTGGGACGTCGAACGCCTCCGGCTTCTTATGCTCCGGGCAAATCCCCCGAACCGGGCAATTGTCGCAATCCTCATTCCGCACAACCTCGCCCGGCTTATCGGCTTCTTTGAACCCGTGCCAATTGTCCCTCCGTGCGGACGCTTCGGCGAAATTCTCCATTGCTTCAACTGCTACTTCCGCCAATATGTAATCCGGGGTATCGTTAAAATGCGCCTCCAAAGAATTACGGTTGATAACCTCGGCAATCTCTTTCAAAAATTTTTCTCTTTTGTTCATCGCTTTATTGATTTTTAGGTTTGTACTCTTGGCACGGCATAACGCCGCACGATTGTTCGCATTTGAACGTCTCGCAATAACCGTTCCCGTTGACGTCCTCATTTGTAAAGTTGGCGCAATTCCCGCATCCCTTATCGCCGGGTTCTTTCGGTACGCTTACGCCTTTCGGCTCAAACTCCCGGTTAAACTCTCTTTCCGGGCGGGTTGTCAATCGTCCGTCCGGCTCCCGGATAATGTAGTACGTTTCCGGGGCGTCAATGAAAATGCCGTTTCCGTCCGGGAACGAATAAACCGCCCGCCCGTTCGGGGTTCTCGGTATCGTCATGGTTCCGCCTCCGGTAAATCTCAACAGGTCGTCCAAATTGTCCCGGCGTACCTGTATTGCGTCAACTTCTAACAACGTGCGGCAATATCGGGTTCCCGCCGTGGCGTCCGGCTCAACTAACCGGGTGCGGATTTGTTCCGGGTATTCCGTTGGGTCGTACTCGACGTTGAAAACAACGGCGGCGTCTAACGTGTGGGTAACTAACAAGCGTTTCCCCAATCGTCCGGCGACTGCCTGTTTTAGTGCTTCAATGCTTTTCCCCTGTATTTCGGTTGTGTCAACCGTGATTTCGTAACGGTCGGGTTTTTCCTCGACCTCCGGTTGGCTTTTGGCAATATCGCCAATCATAACCAACAATTCCGCATCGAACGGGTTTAACTTACTTTCTGTCATCGCTCTAATTTTTTATTCGTTCTTACTGTTTTCGGATATGCCGACCGCCAAAATATCGTTTTTCGGTCGGTTCTGTTGTACTTATCGCATTGCCTACCTATTCCGGGGCAATCTTCCCTTTGGATTTTGCAGCGAACGCAACGTTGCGTAAATATTGCGGGGTTGTTGTTGGCTAATCGTGCATCCGCCGCCGTCCATATCTCGGCAATCAATACCATACCCCGGTAAACGCAACGTTCGCCGGGGTTGTACTCTCTGTTTGGGTCGAACGGTTCGGGTTGCTTAACTCTCATTCTTTGCCCGCTTCGTTTACATAGCCAAACAATGCGTCCAAATCGTCCTTTGCGCCTTTTACGCAAATTCGTACCCTATCGCCCCCGGCTAATGCGGTTTCGACAATCTCACAATTATACCGGGGGGCGTTTATCTGTATCATTGCCGCCGTGGTATTCGTTACAAACTCGTTTCTTTCTTCCATGCTCTCGGATTTTTGAAATAAATTAAATGCCTCCGTTGGTTCATTCTCGCTTTGGCACGCCCCCAACAAAAGCGTTGCCAAAGATAACAATAAAATCTTTGCTTTCATCGTTTTACCTTTCTTTTTATCCATATAAACCGTATGCCAATGCCGACAAACAATATTTTCGCCTCAATGTCAACGTAACGGTCGTAACCGTTGACCGCATCCACAGACACGCCGGGAATAATAAACCAACTCTTATATTTCCAATATTCCCGGACGTAAACAGATACGCCAACCCGTCCGATATGAAACCCAATTTGCGCCGTATGTACGTTGCCATTGTTGCGGATAATTCCAACCTGTTTTTTACTCATATCTCCAAATATATTTTTTATAATGTTTTAAATGTCCCTTACAGCAACTAATAATATTTCCATGATTAAAACCGCATCTTTGCGCATCATGTATGCAATCCCATTTCTTTATAAAATTACCCTCTAAATCATATTGATAAACGGGTTTTGCATTGTGATTATCTTTTCCGGTTTTCTTAAACCATGTATTTACTTTCTTCATGGTTTCACGTTTATTATTAATTGCTTTTTGATAATTCAAATTTTGCTTTCTCGTACACCAACGTAAATTAGTTGCATCGTTATTGGCTCGGTTGCCGTCGATATGGTCTATTTCCGGCAAATTGTCCGGGTTAGGAATGAAAGCCGCCGCAACTAATCTATGAACGAAATATGTTTTGTTTTTACCATTATCTGATAGTATTACCCGCATATATCCGTTTTTACTAATAGATTGCTTTCGTATCGCACTTTTACCCGTTCCCCGATAATTTACAGACTTTATATTACCTTTGTCTGAAACTTCATAATTAGCGTTTATAAACTTCCAATTTTCCATCTTTTTTTTGCAAAAAAAATATTAAATCATAATACAACAAACTAATACGTTTTTTTTATTTTATTGTATGCCTCTTTATCCAATACCATAACTTTAGGATATTCGACAATACAACCTTTTGTATATACGAGATTATAGATACCCAATTGCCCCTTAATCGGAAATTCAATAACCCGGCGGGGGTTGCGCATCAACCACCCGTACCCCTTTGTTATTTTCGCCATCTTTTCCTTTGGAATCCGGGTGTTTTCCCAATCCTCCGGCGTAAACTCTTTTATTGGCTTTACGTCGTACAACTCAACCAATCCCAAAGTAACGCCGCTTTCCATTCCCGGATAAACCGGGGACGCTGCGGAACATATCAGCACGTCGCCACGGTATGACGTGTTTTTGCTCCGAACTTCAATTGTCTTTTTCCCGTAAACAATACCGTTTTCGTCCTTGTACGCCTCCGTTACCAAATCATTTGCGTATGGCTGTTTTACGGTCAACGCACGCCAACGGTCGTGCTTTTCCGGGTTGTAATCCTTATTGCTGTACTGCATATTTACTTTTTATTTTCGGGTTCCTCGGTTTCGTCGTCGGGTTCCCGGTAATGGATAAATCCAATTTGCCGGACGTTTTGGATTGGCTCGTAAATGATAACGACAACATCGCCGTCCGTCCTTACTCCGACCAATCGGCAATCGGCGGGAACCTCAACCCGTATTTCACTTTTCATTGTTAAACAAATCCCAATTAACAGGGACACAATACCCCGGCAATTCTCCCCGGTCAATCCCCAACGGATTAACAATACTATCTTTCCAATAGATACGGGGTTGTTCCGGGCGTCCCCCCCAATGTTCCGTAATCGTGTCGTAAATCAATCGTATTTCCCGTTTCGGATATTTGCCGCCGCTCTGCAACCCGATTTTATACAGGTCAACGAACGGATACGACAATTTGATTATCCCAATTGCCCGGTCGTACATTCCCGGCGGGATTGGCTCCACGCTTGCAAAGGTGCGGAACCCGTGGCGTTTTGCCCGTGCCAACACATTAACTCGCATCATATTTGGGTCGGCGTTCGGCTCCAATTCGTCGCAACCTGTCAACGTTGCGCCCAAAGCGATACGGGACACGTCCCAACCCTCGGACGCCTCGGCAAAATCAATGAAGCGGTTCAACCCCTCGGCGCATTTGCTCAATATCTTAACCGGGACGCCGTGGCGTTGGCATACGCCGACCGCTTGACGGGTCAACCGTTCCGTTTCCGGCAACAACGGGTCGGTCGTGAACGAAAAGAATAACCCCGTTTTCTGCAATTCCTCCTTATGCGCCAACAATTCGTTTTTGAAAATATCCAAAGCGTATGGATATTCCCGCAACGTCTTTTTCAACTCCGGGCGACTGCCTCCCAATACCTTTGCGCCACGACCTTTGCGCAAATAACAGTAAGTACAACCGTTGGAACAACCGACAAAGAAATTGGCGGCGTTCTCGGCGTATTCCCCGGCTTTACCTTTTGGGCTGTAAATAACCCGTCCGTTTATCGCTCCCATATCGTCAACGGCTTAAAATGGTAAATTGTCGTTTCCGTCGGGGGCGGGTGCATCCGGCACGGGCGGCGGCGGTACTTGCGCCCCGGCTCCGGGCGCTTTCCGGGTCAACATTTCCATATCGGTTGCGACTATCTCGATAACATACCGTTTGACGCCTTGCGCATCGTCATAACTCCGGGTTCTCAATTCGCCCTCAATATACAGTTTGTCGCCCTTTTTGACGTACTGATTGGCGACCTTTGCCAACCCGTTTTGCAATACGACGTTATGCCATTCGGTACGCTCCGGGATTTGCCGCCCGTCCTTTGTGGTATAACCTCGTTTCGTGGTTGCCAACGAAAAGGTCGCCACGCAACCCCCGTTGTCGAACTCCCTAAAATCCGGGGCTTTCCCGGTATGTCCCATCAAAATAACCTTGTTTACACTCATACAAAAAACGCTTTAATTATCCAAACAATGATACTATACAACGCCCACATATAAGACGCAACCGTTAATGTCACGAACGTGTATAACACAATTTTATATCCGGTTTTTGATTTTATTTTCATGTCACTTGAATTTTACGCAATCCAACAAATATTGTTTCTTATTGTCCGACCATCCGGCGGCATGGTTTATCGCTTTTCGGTCGTCGTCGTGTACGAACTCACAAACCCAACCGCCGACGCTTGATTTTTGAACTAATCGAACCAATTTACCAACAATGAAAGAACGCAATTTGTAATAACCTGAATTTTCGCCAACAAACAAAACCCGTCTTTCTGCATTTATTTCGGGCGGATTTTCGATTTGCGGGCGTTTCTCCCTTTCCGGGTATCTTTGTACCCTTTGAAAATCTCGTTTGATTGACGCCCGGGAAATTGCCCCGTAATCGGGTGTTCTTTTTTTCGTCCTCATATTCTCAAACTTCCGTATTCGTTTTTAAGCAATTCAATAATCCGGACGTTGCCCGGATATATTCGCATTTTCTCACGGTCGCCATTCTCCCAACGGTTGTGCATTTCAAAGCAAAGTATATTAATATTCCTTGGGTCATGCGCCATTTCCGGGTGCGAACCCCTCGTTAGGATATGCGAACAATAAACGGCGGAATAACTCGACAACGGGCGCAATGTTTCCTCGCATTGGTGCGGCTTATGTTCCCAAATCCACCTAAAAAACCGTTCGTTTGCCTGTGGGATATTCCCACGACCAAAAACGCAATGCCCGAACAATTCCCGTTGGATTTCGACACGCAACCGAATATCCATTGTAAACCGCTTGTAATCCAATAGGGGGCAAAACCCCCTATCGGTTACAAATTGGTATTCTTCCCGGTCTGTTAGCAATATCGGCTCCATTGCTTACATATCCGCCGTTTCGTCCTCCGGGTCGTCCTCGTTAGCCGGGTCGCCGACCTCCGGGAACAATCCGTTCTCCTTTTCCGGCTCTGCGACCAAACCCGGTGCGGGTTCGCCGTCAGCCCCGAACAATTCCAATTGCGCCTTTTTGCCTTTGAACAAAAATGCGTAAACCTCGTTTTCAATGTCCGCAACGATTTCTTCCAATTCCTCCTCAAAACCGAACGTTTCGGTATTGAATTTCAGACGGGGCGAATTTATCACCGTCTTTTGGTTGTTGGATACCGTGAACAATCCCGTAAGGACAACCCCAACGTTATCGTCTTGACCGGAAAAGGACACGCCCCGAACCTCTATGTTTTTCAACATTTCGCCGGCAAAATTCCGTGATAACTCGCTTTGCTTTTTGGTTGCTTTGAAATCGAGCGCTTCAACCATTGAAAGAAAGGACGTAATATTAAAAATCCGTCCCATGATTGGGCGCAAACGGTCGAAACAATCCCGCAAATCCGGGTGTATGTCCTTTGCACTTTCGACGTGGTATTTGTTCGTGTAACTCTCATTGCCGATTGTTTCGGTAACTTCATAATGCACGTCTAACCCTCCGTCCTTTAATGTCTTTACTTTCGACAATGCAAACGCCTTTTTACTTGGTATTAACATAATGTTTGCGGTTTTTTTTCTTCGTTCATATTATAATATTATTTGTCGCCGGGAATCCGCCCGGCACGGTTTTAATCAAAATTCGTTTTCGTCCAACAATTCCCGTATCTTACTATTCGACGGAACCGCCGGGCGTTCCGGTTCCGGGGTTGGTTCCGGGACGGGTTCCCCGGTTCCGATTGGTTCCGCTACCGGGTTGGGGTCGTGGAACTCAATATTGCGCCCGCCTTTGGGCTTTTCCGGCTCAAATTGGGCTTTGAGTTGTTCCGCCGGGTATTCCTTTTGCGCTAACTCAATAATCCCCAAATTAACCAATTCCGGGACGCAACGGCGCAACGCCCTTATGTCCTCTAATGCGTCATGCGCCGGGAATGTTTCGCCGGGGAATAACTTACTATATAATTCCTCTAATTTGGGATATTTTCCCGGTCGCCCGTTTGAATACAATGCGCCGACAAATTTAATAGTTTCCATCATTGTATCAATGCGCTTTCCCTTGTGCAATGCGTCCTCGGCTTTGGCGTCGTAATACTCTTTGCCGCAATAACGCAAAATGTTCGCTTTCAACATCGACGTATCGAAATAAATGTTGTGCGCACATACAAGCGGTGCGGCGGCGGCATCCGTCAAAAATTCGTCGATAACCTCGGCAAACGGTACACCCTCGGCAATTGCCCGTTCGGTCGTTATTCCGTGTATTGCGGTTGTTTCCGGCGGTATCTCGTAATTGTCCGGCTTAATTATAAAACTGCGTTCTTTGTCGCCGAACGCCCACGCCAATTGTACGACGTGCGGGAATTGGTTAAAATCCGCATCCCATTTCAAACCCTTTGCGGGTACTCCTGTTGTTTCGCAATCGAAAAAACAAATGTCTTTTAATTCAAATTTCATACTCTCATTACTTTTTTATTCGTTAAATAATCGTTTTTGCCCGTCGTCGTTGGGCGTTTGCTCAACATATTTTGCCCGTGTAATCCAAACGCACCCGCAACGCAAACACTTTATCCGGCTGTAATGCTTTGGCGTGTATTCGTGGCGAATAATCCGCCAACCCGCCAACGGGTAATTCTTACGCTTTCCGTTACACTTGCAAAACATACCTTACAACGTTCGGGGGTCGTCAATATACGTGTTGTATTCCTCGGCGGCAATCTGTTTGAGTGTTTCGATATGCTCGATTAACTCGGCGTTCGACAATTCCGCCACGGTGCGCAATTCGTGGGAATATTTCCCGGTTTCCTCGTTGACCCGCTCGACGTACATAATTGGGGAAAACTCCCGCAACCTCCGTTCCGTTTGTTCCTCCGTAAGACGTTCGCCCGTCTCCCAAATGGCGTGTCGGAACGTGGGTACAACATAGTTGAAATAATAGCCTTTCAAAGCCTCGGACGAACCGGGCGACGCAACAATAAACCGGGCAATTATCCGGGAACCTTTCCAACCCTTGAAAAATTCGTTTAATTCGCCCATGTACATTGCCAACCCGCCGTTATTATTTATCGTCCCCGTTGCCGTTATTTCTCGCTTTCTCATCGTCGATTAACTTTTGCATTGTGATATTAAACGCTGTCATTCCAACCGCACGGATAAACGCCCATTCGCTCGACGAATACCCGGTGCGACCTTATCCAAAACTTTTGCGAAAAGAATAACGAAATTTCCCGGTTCCCAATGCCCGGTATTGTGCATACGGTCGATAACGTGCGCCCGCAACCTCGTATTATTCCGGGTCGCATCCTCACGGGCTTTCTCCCGGTCGTTCCAAAGGCTCGTTAATTGGCGTTTCACGTTCTCAAAAAACAACGGCATTTTCAACACGTCGGAAATACTCAAATCGGCAACCGGGGTCGGAACGGCGGCGGCGATTGCTTCGTTGGCTTTGGTTGCCCTTTTCGTCGCCTCGGTCAATTTCTTTGTTGCATCGGCAATCTCATTTATCCCGGCGGCGGTTCCTTTGTTGACCCCATACCCGAACAACGAAAAATCGCCTTTTGCCGGGTCGTCCGGGAACACCTCGGCGAAACGGTCGGTTATCTCAATGGCGGTGCGCAAATCCGGCGTCCGGCGTTTCGTCAATCCCAACCGGATTGCCTGTTTATGTACGTGGGTATCCAACGGGATAATCAAATTACGGGGGTCGCATACGTCCCACAATCCAAAGTCAACCGGGAAACCCTTGCGGCACATCCAACGCAAAAACAGACACAACCGTTTACAAGCGGATTGCGTTTCAAAATCCGGGATACCACTCACGGAACCGAACAAAGATTGCAGCGTTGCCAATGCGGTTTCCCCGTTCGTTTCGTGCGCTTTCTTTATTGCCGTCTCCATGTTTTCCGCCGACGTGTAAACATCATACAAACGGGCGCAAAGGTCGTGAAAATCGCCAAACGTAAACGTCCGGTACAAACAATCGGTACTCCCTTTGTATTGCTCCCATTCGGGGCGGTTCCCCCGCTCAACCGTATTGCCGACAATGTAATGATACGGTTCGCCCTTGAAAATTTCCCGGTCGATAAAATCCGCCTTTTTGATTATCTGTTTACGGTTTCCCCACGCAATCCACGCCGTAACAAAGGCGGATATTTCGATATTTACCCGGCTATCGTAACGGTGCGGGATTTGTACCGGGTCGGCGTTGATAAAATCGGCGGGTTCGTATTGTTCCGCCCAACGTTTCAAATTATCGTTCAATGTATATGCCATTGTTTTAGATTTTAAGGGGACGGAAAGCCCGCCCCCGGTTATTATTCGTTTTCCGTGTATTCCTCAACAACTAAATCAGTTTGACCCCGCTTTACTTCCTCTATAAAGCCCTGAAAACCGTTTGCCCTTGCAATGTCTATAATCGCCTGTAAACGCTTTTCGCCCAAACTTTCGCCCCTTGCAATGCGGAACACCTTAACCGTCGGATTGCTTGCAATAATCAATTTGGCGGCAACCTCCATAATTTGACTATCTGAAACTTTCCCGGCGACGAACGGCACGCCGTTTAATTCTAATCCGTCGTCCGTGAACGAAAGCCCGGCAATAGGTAATTCGGACGTTGCAATAAGGGTTTCCCGTTCCTTTGCCAATGCGCCTAATTTTTTCTCAAACGTGCGGGCGATTTTCTCGGCGGTTTCCTTTTGTTTTTTCTTTGCCATGTAATCTACAACCAACGCATTGATACGGTTGTGTTCCTCGGCTTTTTTCAGTTGTTCCGCCGTATCTAAATTTTCCGGGTTATTGGCTTCGTATTCCTCTAACCATTTGTCGGCATTCGCTTTGCGCTTTTCAAAATCGGCTTTTTCCGCCTCAATGGTTGCCAATGTTTCCTTTAATTCGGCATCGACGTTTTTACGGGACGTTTTCGCCTCTTTTTTGGCGTCCTCTAACCGTTTTTGCGCCTCGGCGATAATGCGGGCAACCTCTTTTTCTTCATTCGCTAAATTGGTATCAATAACCGCAACGGCTTTATCGTGGTTATCGTTGGCGGTTTTAATTCGTCCGGGGATTGCCGCCAATTGTTCAACCCTTTGTTGCCGGGTTTTGCGAACCGTTTTTGCTTTCTCAATCAACCGGGCATTCTTGTTTTGTTCTTCCATCAACACCGTAATATCCTTTTTCTCGGCATACGTTTTGACGTCGCCGGGCTTCAATTGCTTTTCGGCGTTGGCGCAAATGGTTGTGTACGTCTTAACCTCGGCGTTGGCGTCTTTTCGTTTGTCCTTAACGGTCATAACCTCGGCGTCAATTTCTGCAATCCGGGTGCGCACTTTTTCCGGCAACAAAGCCTTTACAACCTCAATTTGTTTGCGGCGTCCCTCGGCGGTTTCGCTCCAACGGGAAAACTCCACGGCGTCAAAGTCTTGGTAGCCGAAAATCTTTTGCAACATAGAAACGTTATCCGAACGCATCCCGGTTGTTTGGGATTTAATGGATAATGTCCCCCGTGGGTTGGCTTTGGTAAACTTTAATTCGACCTCGTAATTTTCGCCGTCGTTACCTACAACCATTTTCGCAAACCCTTTGTCCTCTCCATTTTTCAACACGGCGTCCCGGTTCCCGGTCAACATTGCGCCGATTGCTTTTAAAAGGGTTGATTTGCCTAACTCATTGTCCCCGGTAATGAAATATACATTACCCTCAAAATCTGCGTTGAACTCTTTGATAACTTGAAAATTCAACAATTCCAATTTCTTAATATACATCGCTCTAATTGTTTACGCCGGGGTTTCCTCCGGCGGTTATTACTATTTTGTTTTTAATCTCATTCGTTGGTGTATCATGGTTTGCACCTTGTTAAGCGCATCCCGGTTGGCGTCAACCTCTGACCGGGTACAATCAGCAATGAAATTTTCCAAACTCTTATATAAGTCGTTTAATTCCTTTGCCGTCATTGCGTGCCGAACGGCTCCCAATTCGTCCTTATCCATTTTTGCAAACTCTTTTAAGTGTTTCCAAATCCCGGCGTTTGGGTTCGTCGGCGTTCTTTGTCGCATCAATCAACGGCATATCGTTTGTTGTTGCCGTCCATTGTTTCCCGGTAACGGGGGACGTATAAGTTACTTTATAATGTCCGTAACCGCTTGGAATAAAACTAAAATCGTAAATACTTGTTTTCGCTCTCATACTATTTTGTTTTTATAGTTACCGGGAAAACGCCCGGTCGTGTTATTATCATGCCGCAAATATACGTATAGTTTTTATATTACCAAAACTTTTATCTTTTATTTTCGGCTATTTTTTTATTTTCCGCAATAATCGCCCCAAAACAACGCATTTACCCACGCCGTCAAACTCAACTAACATATTGCCGTTGCGCCCTCTTATACATTTACCATCAGAACGACGAACCGCCCGGCACGGCATACGTCGCAATTCCGGGCGGGTCAATCGGTCGCCTAAATAGATATAATCCATTTCGTCCATTATCAAAACAATTTCATTTGTGTATCGGTCAATACAGCAATGACCGCATCAACTTTGCGTTCCCAACTTTCCAACGTTGCCAATTTTTCCGGGGTTGGGTTCCGTTGACAACGTCGTTGGTTGTGCCGCATCTGTTTTACCATTTCCGCCAAATCTTTTGCCGTTATTTTTTCGGGATTTTCGATTTGCGGGGCTTTTGTTTCGTCTGCCATATAAGTAACCATTTGAATAATTAAACGTCCCTACGGGCTTAAAATAAACGGTTGCGCATTTGTTGGGGCAAATTTTCCAAAACCCAACGGGGGTTATTCTGTAAAATGAACCGTCCAAAGTGCATTATTAACGTTGCGTCCGCATTCCATAACGCCGGGATAATCTCCGGGTATAATTTCCCGGCAATATCCCGGAACCGTCGTTTGCGGTCTGCCTTTTCCTCCTTTTTCCCTTTTACCTTAATACGCAATTTAAGGTCGTTTTGCCACTTCATCGCATTAACCAAAACAAACGGTATTTCGGCGACGGTTATAATGGCTTTCAAATGCTCAAAGTTTTGCAACATCTTTTGTATGCGGTACAATTTACCCATGTTTGCCCCGGCATCGCCAACTGTTACGTCGTCCGGGCGAACGCTCAATTTTTCCAAAAAGACAATCGGCGTGCAAATCTCTTTGTAATAGTTGAGAAAATCCCGTATCTCGTTAATGTCTTTAGGCATCTTAATTGCCGTTGCGTTGTGGTTGGGTCGCCAAACCACAATACCCCCATTGCTTCCGGGGTCTATGCCTATAATGCAATTTATTTTCATAACATCTTTTTTATTTGTTCAATCTTAATCAATCGTTCGTCATACGCTTGCTTTGCAGTTATAAAACCGCTCTTTCTGTATCGTATTCCGTCGATTTGAATTTCATAATTATATTTCCCGGTTTGTTTATGCCGGGTTACTCCCTTATATCCGGTTGTGTTATCTCGGCGTATTCGCCTATTTCTATTATTTTCCGAATGAGTAACAAAACGGCAATTTTCCGGGCTATATATCCCGTCGTTATCTATCCGGTCAATTTCTAAACCGGGGTTATATCCATTTTCTAAAGCCCAATTTTTGAAGGCATCAAAACAAAACCATTCTTTGCAAATAGTTATTCCACGACCTCCATAATTGTTATAATCCTTTCTTTTAGGATTATAACAACGGGCTTTTATACTTTCCCAAAGTCGGTACAACTTTGTCGCTGAAACTCTTTTTTTCATTTTTCAAACCTTAAATAATGATAGATATAAATTTCGTCCTTAATCATTCGGTCAAACGTCCGTTTAATTTCTTTGCGCCGGGCAACCTCAAAGGCTGTATAATCAATTTCCGGGCTTTGGGTTCCTTGTTTACGAACGCGATAAACCGTAAATTCATTAACGAACCCACGGGCGGCACGTGCCAAAAATCGGTTATACGCTTCTTTCCGGTCGTCCTCGGTTTCTTTCACTTCGTCCGCCAACCGAACACCCAACAACCAATTATAAACAAACATTTCGTCGGTTAATCCAAACACTAAACGCCCGGTATATTTATAGCGCATAAAACACATTAAACAAGTCATAACCGATTGATTGCGATAATACCGGATTTGCTCCGGGCTTAACTCCTTTTTCGGTTCCGGCAACGCTGTATATGCTTTGCCGATAACTTGGTTTTGTTTCCGGCAATATGCGTTCAATACCTTTGCGAAATAATCGGCGTTGAATTGTTGGTAATGTTTCCGTTCGGCGTTGCCGTCCCTATCCTTTGGCAAATAGTCGTCTAATTCCCCGGTAATCAGCAATTCAAACGCTAATTTAACCTCGGATAATGTTAATTGCGAATAATAGCGTTTGAGCAAATCCAACAACCGGGTACAAATATACGTCCAATCGTCCCGGTTTTCCGTGGGAATGATAAACCCCACGTCCATTGCGATAAACCGGAACATTTGCCCGGTTTTGGCAATCAACGTTTCGTCGTCAATCTCGGCAATCTGTTTTTTTGTGGACGCCACGAAAATATACTTTTCAACCGGGGTTAATGCTTTGGCAACCTCCGGTAACTCAACCATCGCCCGGCGAACGTCAATTGCTTTTGCCGTTCCGCTATAAAGCAAAACGGCGGCGGATTGTCGTTTTTCGGGCAACGTTTGTGACAATCTGTTTGTCTTTTCGGGTAATGCTTCCATGTTAATAATCATCTTTCAAATACTCAATAGCCCCGGCAACGTTCAATCTTTGCGTTGGGGCTTTGTATTCGGGTTTCAAATGCAACTTTTTCTTTTCGACGTCCCCCCGTATGAAATTGCGGACGGTCGCCAACCAACCATTTTTAGTGCGCTTCATATTTTTTTGGTCGCTCCAATCGCTAACCGTTTGAAAGTAATAAACCAAATCGACCTTTTCAAATTCCGGGATCGAAAACTTACTTTCAAATTCTGAATAATCCACGCCAACGCCGTTTTCAAATTTAACCATTTGGTAAACGGCGGAATTGCGGAACAACGTTTTTTTCTCTTTTGGTTCCTCAACCTTTGTTTCATCCGGGAATAAAGACGCAAAAGTATTTTGCGGCGTATTACTTGGATTAGTATTTAGTGTATTTAAGTCTTTAGTAAGATTAGTATTTATTAGTGTCGGGTTTTCCGTATCCGGTTTATCCGTATCCGGTTTATCCGTATCCGGATTTTCCGGTTGTGGTGCATCCGTAACCGGATTTTCCGTAAATGGTTGAAAAACGGATTTATCGCAAATTTCATACGCATAACCCGCAATTGTTCCGTCCGGGTTTCGCTGCATTATCTTTGCACAATATCCGTATTTTTCCAACTCTTTAATCCCACTATAAAGACTATCCCGCCCGTCGGTTGCTCGATTCGTCAAATCTCGCATATTCAAAACCCAATCGTCGGGCAACATTTGAACGTATGCAATTATTCCTTTTGCTTTCCAACTTAAACGGGAATCTTTTAAAAACTCATTTGCCATATAGCAAAAATCCCGTTCATATTTACGCCGGGTAATAGTGTTATTCGTTGCCATTGCGTCCGCCCTCCAATTCTTTAACGGGTTCCCATGCTTTACGTACTTTCAAAACATTGTCCGCACTCTCATTGGGAACCAACGACACGACGGGAAAACGGGAACGGTCGCCCGGTTTTTGGGTCGTGGCAAATTGTACATTCAAATCAAAGATAATACCTTTGCAAAATCCCCGTTCCGATAACATACCGTCGAACGTTTCCCGGATTTGCGGGATTGTGGACGCCGTGCCCTTTGTGGCGAATTGCCAAACCCCGGCAACCCCACGAACCAACGGAACAATAAAGTTTAGCGTTAATGTAACCTCCCAACCGTCGCAATCGGGTTGGCGGCTCTTTTTGTTCGGGTAACGCTTCGTTATTGACTGCATTAAATTTGGGTATTTTTCCGTTGTCAACGTTTCGTATTTCTTTCCGTCCCATACTTGGAACGTGTCGCCATCGCCCGCCGCAATCAATCGCCCGTCGTCGTCCCGGTATTCGTAACGTTCGTTACATACTTTTGCCGGGTCGTCGTCCGGGAAAACAATTTGTATTGTTTGCGGCTTTTCGCCGTATGCTTGCGTAAATAATCCGGCATACTTTCCCGTTGGTATGAAGTAATCAACGCTTTGCGGATAACCGTTTGCGTTTTTAATACCGATTTTTATTTGACCGACACGGGGCAAAATCAAACGGGATTGTTGCGCCTCCGGTCGTTTTATTCTTCCTTTCATATCTCAATCAAATTTCGGGGTCGTCGTTCAACATCTTTTTCCTACTCTCATTTTTGGGCTTTTTAGGCTCGTTTGCGGGCTTTACTTTCTTTTCCGTGGTATTACCCCGCTTTGCGGTCGTTTTGCCCGTGGTGGCTTTCTTTTCCGCCTCCTTTGCCTTTTTGGGCGCACGTTTAACAATGGTTGTTTTCTTTGGCTCCTTTTCCGGTTCCGGTGCGTCCGCCTTGACTTTCTCGGCGGCGTCCGTGTTTTCGTCCGGGGTTGCCTCCTTTGGGGCTTTCGTTTTAATCAATTCCGCCAACGATAAGGATATTACGTTTTGCGTCAAATCGGGTGCATTATCCAATAAAACCATACCATTAACCGACGTAAACGTATTATCTTTCTTCTCGTCCTCAATGGCTGCAATTTCTAACAGATACGGGATTTTCCGTATATTGGGGCTATCCGTTTGTTCTTTCAAATTGTACGACGGACGTTTGCGCCAATCTTTCGGGCTGAAATTGAAAATACGGGTAACGGGGAATTGTTCAAAATTGACGTTCCACATATCCCGGTACATCCCTAATTGTATTTCGCTTTCCTCGTAAAATCCTTTGCGTCCGCTCTTAAAATCGACGATTGCGTTAATACGTTCGTCGCTGCCTATCTTTGCCAACATGGTACACGGGCAATCAATCATTCCGGCATACTTGTAATATGGATGCACTAAAGCAATTTCAACCGCCAACGGGCGCACGTCGTAATCTAATACGAATTGAGCAAACGCCAATACGTCCTTTTTCAAATCGTCGGCATAATATATAAAATCGTCCGGCAATCGGTAAACCTCAATATATTCTTTTAGTTTGCCTTTTAACCCGTCCAAATCATAAGCCCGGTTAATTAATAATTCCTCAAATGCGGCGTGCATAAACGTACCATACGCCGCCCGTTCGCCTTTGTATCGTTCCGCTTCCTCAATGCCTTTGTTGGCAATCCATTGTATTAAGTGCGGGGCTTTGGGTAACGTTTGGGACAATATCGTTGTAACCGACGGGAAAAACTCCGGGTTCCCGTTGTCGTCATATCGGTAATAATAGCGGTGTCCCTTACTATTCAATTGCCAAACCTTATACGGGGGTTCAATCAACGTTTTTTCATCAAAAAACATTGCCGTCATTTCCTCAACCGTCATGCCCGGCAATATCTCAAATATTCCGGTTGGTTGCTCAACCTCGACCGCTTCAAACGGGGGGATTATTTGTTGTTGTTCCTCGGTAATTTCCGGGAATTGGTCGGCGGGAACGGCTCCCAAATTTTCGACCGTCTTTTGTACCGGGTTTTCCGGTTTCTTTTTGTTCGCTCTCATTTTCTACTCTTTTTTAATTCTGAAAATCCACATAATACCATTACGGCACACATACCCGCAAACATCAATTGCCACGGGTTCCAAAATGCACCAATCAGACAAACAACGCCCAACGTTCCAAACGTCGCAATAATGGCTTTCGCTTGGAACCTATCGGAAAACATAACGTCCGCCATGCGTTCAAACCATTGTAACCCGTTATTCTTCATATCCAAACAAATAATTAGGGGTGCAATTACACATTTCGCAAATGATAACAACCCATTCTGGGCGTATCTGTTTGGTCGTACCGTTACACAAATTAGTCATATTAACTTGTTGTGCGCTTTCGGTGCGTCCCTCCCATAAACGGGCGGCAACCTCTTTTTTATAAACCTTAATCCCGGCGGTTTGCGCCCGTGCGATTGCCTCGTTTATTCTTAATTTCGTCATTTCTGCCATTTCTTTAGTCTTTTATTGTTAATAACTCGGTTCGTTACTCTCTTTGTGTCCGCAATGCGTACACGTTTTTTCCTCCCAAATTGCGGTATATTCCGGCGGGGTCAAATATCCGTCGCCTCCGGTCTGTTTATATCCCCCGTCGGTAACTTCCATTTCGCCGCCGCACTCCGGGCAATCTTCATTACCCATTAAATCCAAATCCGGGACAATGAAATATACCCGTTTCAGATACACGCCCAACGCCTCGGAAATCGCCGCATAACAATTGGCGGTTTGTTCCTCGGTTACGTCCTCGTTTATTGCATCGAAAACGGAAACGCCCCAATTGTCCGGGTCGTCCTCAATAACTTTGTTTTTGAGTAATTCCGAAACGACAATTTCGGAAACTTGTTTGGCTGTTTTCCCGCTATCGGTCGCCAATTGTTTTAATAAATCGCTCTCTTTTATTCTCATATCTTTGCCGGATAATCCCCCGGTGGGTTTTTGTTTCTGCAAAAGTACAAATAAAATCTATATTACCAAAAATAAAACCTTTTATATTTTATTTATTCAATGTTGGATGCTTGTAATACAGATAAAAAGCACTAATTTTGTTGCACCGCATAACCTTACAACATCGCTCTCGGTTACTGCGTACCACCCCCCGGCGTTACTTCATTGCGTCGGGGGTTTCTCTTTTAATCATGTATTCCAAATTCACAATCCCCTCCATTGGTCGAAATCCGCCCCGTCATAACTTAACGGGTAACGTTCCGGTTCCGGGCAATCCGTCCAACATTCCCGGCGTGCATTGTTTAGGGCGACCCGTTCCGGGTTATATCCGGGTTTATTCTTTTCTCTCAATTGGGCGGCGCAACTCTTACAACAACAACGTCCCCAACCCCGGCGTAAATTCCGGGTATCGGCGTTATATTCTTTGCCGCAATTATCGCAATTTCTTTTTATCATTGCCATATATCAACCCTTTGTAAATCCTTTAAATGCGACGTAGTAAACGTCGTATTGTTTCCCGGTAACATAAAACTCAATCATACGTTCCGGGTTCCCGGCGTCGTTTATCGCAATGGTTGGGTATGGTTCCCCCGGCAATTGGTTATAATCGCTTTCAATGTCCCGCAATCCCTCCGGGAAATCCGAACGGTCGGCGGAAAAATACCGGGTTAAACTTTCTTTTATCCGGTTCAACATTTCGTCCCCGTTTGGCTCAAAATACGCTTTTATCTTTTCTTGTTTTCTTAATGCAAATCGCATAGGTATTTGTTTTAATAGGTTCTTAATTCCCCGTCCATCGGTAACGGTGCGCCCGGTAAACCAACCGGAATACGGGTATAATGTAACCGGGGAACCCCGGAAAATAAATTGTAAGGTCGTGGCGTTTACCTCCGTAACCGGATAACCCAACGCCTCCAACCGGGTACGGGCGTAATCGACCCGCCCCGGCTGCAATTCTTGTTGTCGCTCTCTGTTACGGCTCATTATACGCCCTCCGTAATTACTTTGCAATACTTATAATATTGGTCGTGTCGGCTCTCAACTCGGCACATCAACCCAATATCGTTGCCGTCTAACAATAGGTTCAACACATCGCCGGGATTGTGCCGGGTATAAAGTAAGAATAACCCACCGTTTGCATTTTGGATTATCTTATACATATCTTGACTTAATCGGTAACGTTTCGTTTTATTCATCGCTCTAAATGGTTATGCCGGGGGCGAACCCCCGGCGGGTTATTATCTTATTTCGTACAAACTAAATGAATTTTCGCACAATACCCACGTCGGGAATTTAGGGTTTTGCAGATAACAAAGGTTATCTAATGCCGCCCGGCTTGTATAAAACCACAACCCAAATTTTTTGCCGATAAAATACATATCGTTTACCCCTGTTTCCCGGTATTTCTCCGACAACATTTGTTGGCTGTAAATGATTGACGAAAATTTAACTTTGCCGTCTAACTTGGTTGCAATCTCGGCAATGTCCGTCGCCTGTGTTCTTTTCTTTGTTTCCATATTTGAAATTTATTTGGTTCCGGGAACCCGCCCGGTCGGATTAGTAATAATAAAAGGATATTTTTAAACCCCGGCGCAACTTACAATGTTCGGCGTCTTTGACACAACGGAAAGCACGGCGCAATAATTTGTTCGCCATTTCAACGCCTACTAACTTAATCAAACCGGAAACGCCAACCAACGTGTTAATCTTTTTGCCGTTGAACAAGCCGTTTACTTTGATTTTGAAAGTACGGTTAATTTCTTTTGTTGTATATTCCAAACCGTTGTAAATATCTTCGAGCTTCATTGTATCGCTCTTTTTGTTGTCGGGAAAACGCCCGGTCGTTTTATTAACATGGCACAAATGTTATGGCATTTTATTTTAACTACCAAAAGAATTTTCTTTTATTTCGATTTGCGGACAAAAAACGGTTCTTTTGGCTCCCCGCAAAGTTATTTTTGGCGAATTTTCATTTTAAGCCACTTTATTTGCCGGGGTGGGTACTTTATCCATTCAAACAAAATAATCGAAATACGGGGCTAAAAACGGGTAAAAACAAAAACGGGGTTGCAACGCTTGGTTACAATCCCCGTTTCCCGGTATTATGAACAATAAAAGTTACTTTTCTATGGTTACGAACTCAACGCCCAATATTTTTGTTGCCGGGTTCTTGCTTACAACATCAATTTGCCGATTTTTGATTTTCTTTGTTTTCCATAAAAAACCTAGCCAACGTTTGTATTGCACCGTTTCGACAATCAACAGACTATCCCGGTTTATATGCGTCCCGGTAAATTGTCCGTCCGGCGTGGCGCATCCGTGCAACTCAAAATACGGTTCGACAATATCGACGCATCGTAAAACGGTCGTAACCGTATCGCCGGGCAAATATACAACACTATCCCGGACGGTTGCCCGCAATTCGTTGATTGTTTCCATTTGGGTTGTTGTAACCCGTTCCAACTCCCGGTTCTTTGTCTGCAACGTCTTTATCAACTCCGCATCGCTCGCCCGGTATTTTTCAAACTCTGACAATTTCAGTTCCAAAACCCCAACTTTGGCGGCGTTCAAACTATCTTTCGTTTGGTACCGGGAAACTTCCTGCAATAACGTTTCCGTGTTGGTTCTGTATTTGTCCCTTTCCCCGGTCAACGTATTAATCCGGGAACGTTGCACCCATATAGTGACAACGGCGGAAACCGCCAAAGCAATTGCCGCTATTATTAAATATTTTTTCATAAGATACGTTTTATCGCTTCATAATGAATTTTTGCAATACGTTCACGCCCGGCGTCTGACAACATAAAACGGCAATCTTTTTCGGTATCCATGAAAAAGTTTTCAGATAATACCGCCGGGCAAACCGTATGTTTCAGAATGTAAAATTGGTTTTCTTTGTCCGGGTCGCCGTCGGTATGGTCAAAGCGCATTTTCCAACCATCCGGGGCAAACTCTTTTTCCGCC